CAAGACTTCGTAGTCGTCGTATTTGCCTCTTTTGAGGTATGAGAAGACAAAGCCGGTCGTGTGCTCCCCGTTTAGCACGTCGCGGTGCTTTACGCGCTCCAGCACGAGGTTTGGGCACCCGATTGCGTCGATGATCGCTTCACGCGTGACGAGCTTTGGCTTTGGGATGTATTTTGCCTTCGCCACCTCCCAGTCGTGTAGACTTACGTTCATCTCCCTCGCCTCGGTCATAAACGGCGTCTCGCTTGGCGAAACTACGTCGATAACGTCTGACAACTCGCGGCGCAGCTTGACTTGCTCTATGAGCGTCAGGCCGTGATGCACCCACTGCTCGAGCGTGAGGTCTTTGAGGTTTCGCTGGTCGACGTGAAGCTCACCTACCACTTCGGGTATGGCGCTGGTTCGTGGGTCGTGGTGCAGGTGGACAAACTTCCATCCGCGTTTATGGCGGCTGTTTTCTAGGCGGTGCACCACGCGCTTCAGTATCAAGTCTGGGTGTCCAATTGCGTTTAGGATGCGATCAGTGGTGAGGCGCTCTGGCTTGGGTTTTTTCGCTTCCTTGAGCAGCATGAGCCGTTCAACTGTTTCGTTTATGAGCGGCTCGATCATCGACAGTGGCACCGACCCCTCCGGCACCGGCGGCTCCTCGCGGAGCTTTTTGATCTCGATGGAAATCCGCGCGACTTCGTATGCCATCTTCATTTGCTTTTCCATCAACTCTCTGCGCTTCCGGTCTCTCCACGTTTCGTTTGTTTCGTTCTCCATTACTCTTCTCCCCTGTTGTTAGATCTTGCGATGGTGACGGCGGCGAAGACCTGCGCGCTGTCTGGCTTGGCGCCCAGCGTCTCCTCGGCGTATTTCCTCGCGGCGCCGTATGCGTCGGGCCAGTGCCCTGTGTCGGTGTACGCGCCCAGCGCTGCCTGCGCCATCTCGTTGATTTCGTGTTTGTTCATGTATCGGCGGTATAGCATTTCACTCCCCTTCGTAGCCGGATTTTTTTCAAGTTTGCGGGGAGCCGGAGCTCCCCGTGTTAATTAGATGATGGCGCACGGCTTGTGCAGCTCGCCATTGTGCATCACGCGGCGGATCGCGGCGGAGGCGTTACCCATTGACTTGACCCATGCGTGGGCAAGGTCGCCAGCGTGACCGAGGTCGTCAGCGTCAAGCTCAACGAAACGATCAGCAACATCCATGTCGCTTGAAGTTTCAACATGGACAACAAACGCTGGCTTGCGCTCGACCATGCGACCTTGAGCGGCCTCGGATGAAAGCAGGAAAGAAAGAGAATGTGCCATGGGAACCTCCATATCGGCGTGCGTTGGCGGGATTGCCTCGGCCATACAGGTAACATAATGTTAACATCTACCCATTGCAAGCGCTAATTTGCAAAAAACTGGCGTCCGGTAAACTTTTTTGTTATCCTGCGCCTGTTAGCGGCTTCCACCCTGTCGCTGAGAGCTTACTCCAGAGCTCACCCCGCGGCTATATCCTCCCAGATGGCCGCGGGGTTACTTTGAAGCATTTTTACTGTATTATGGGGGGAACGGATAAAGGCGGGGGGAAACATGCCCGGAAGTGACTTCAGAAACTTAATGGCGCAGAGCGAGAGCAGCGGCAACTATGGCATCCTTACTGACGCTGGCGGCGGTGACATGGTTGCCGGCGCGTACCAGTTCGGCGACGCTCGCCTCGAAGACTTTATGAAGGACACGGGCGAGGAGTTTACCCGAGAAGAGTTCCTTGCCAGCCCAGAGCTACAAGAGCGCGTGATGAACTGGCACGAGCAGGACGTCGTCGACTACGCCATAGCGAATGGCTTGGATCGCTTCTTCGGTCAGGAGATCAAGGGCGTTCCGGTGGATATGTCGGCAGTCGTCGGCATGGCCCACCTCGGCGGACGCAAGGGGATGCGCGACTTCCTCGAGAGCGGCGGCGAGCTGGACAAGAAGGACAAGTTCGGCACGTTTATTTCGGATTACGGCAGGAAGTTCTCCGGCCAGAGCCTGTACAATGAGACGCCAACCCGTCCGCGGATGCGGCCGCAGGGCTTGCTCCCGCCCGAGACGTCACCGCGGCCAATGGCCCGCCCAGCAGGACTTCTAGGCTAATGGCAGGTTACGAGCAATACATCCCACCGGGCCTGCGCGGCCCACTCCGCGACATATTCGGCATGGCCCGCGTAACGGGCGAGGGCGGCGCCGGCATCCTGCGCGCAGTCCAGCAAGATCCGCTGGCAGTTAACCAGGCAATCGGCGAGAGCATGATCGGCGGCATCCGGTCCATGGCCACCGATCCGGTCGGCACCGTGCGGGGCGTCGTGAGCGACACCGCCGGCACCGTGCAGCGCGCTTTGACAAATACGGCGGTGGACTACCTGCCGGAGGGCGTAACGCTGGCCACCGCCACCCCGGATCAGATCAAGGCGGCCAACGACGCGCGCTACGCTGACCTTGCTTCAACCGCTGCGATGGCAGTTCCCGGAGCCAAGGCATTAAGGGCAGGCGCAAGAGCGGCTGGCGACGTTGACGTCTCCGGGCTTGCTGCCGACGCGACATACGCCGGCCGGTCAATCGCGCAAGGCGATCCGCGCGGCCTGATCGAGGCATTCCAGCGCGGAGGTGAGGGTGAAAGCCTGAGCGCTGCGAAAAACACGCAGATTATGCGCGGCTCTGATTACTTCGATGCACCCCGTGTCGGCGGAGGTCGGGCCAAAGACCCAGCGTTATTCACACCGTTTTCGCAAAATGTTAAGCAGAAGACAGCTCCCTACGATTGGGAGGTGGAGACAAACCTCGTCGACGCTGGATATACGGCGCCAGCGCTAGTGACGCCATCTTACTTTGAAGGCGACGACATGTATTTTCTTGCTGGTGATCGTACAGCGGGTGGTCGAGATGTAACTCGTGTCGGTGAGAGAAAGCTGCGGCGACCTGTCCGCCTCGAGGCTGGCGCGGAGTATATGGACACAGATCAGGTCTGGGGATCGCATTCTGGCGTTATGAAGCCAAAGCAAAATGTTTTTTCAGATCCGGAGAATGAGGGTCGCAAAATTCGCGTGGGGTTCAGCCCAATGGGCGAGCGCTCTGGTGACTTTGCCAAGCATCAGGGTCAGCTTTATTCTGAAATGATGTATTCCTCCGAGATGCCAGGAAAGACGGTTAAGCAGGTAAACACTGAGCTCAAGTCGATTGTAGGAAAGTTTAGGCAAAAAGCTCTTGATAAAACTAACAAGCAGCGCGAGAAAGACGGCCTGAGACCACTTACTCGCGTCACGCTGTCTGACATCCCGAGCGTGAATAGTCCGGAGTTTAGGGAATGGTTCGACACCCAGTCTCCAGAGCAAGTGAGGAAGCCTTTTCTCCAGCGCATGGATCAGTCTGACATGAAGAAGCTGCCAGGGTTGCCAGATGTCGGAGAGATGCGTTTTGCCGCTACAAATCCGGATCTAGTGCAGTCTCCGAGCTTTAGCTCTGGGTATAGGTTTGCAACGCCTGATATTGAGCGCGGATTGATCCCAGCAAAGCATTCTTCCTATGACACAGGCTTGGGTAAGATGCCCGGCACAGGATCTCAGACATTCGGTGCAGACGTGCCGTGGACTATATCTGCCCGCGACACTGCGCTGCCACGACTGGCAGCGGCAGCCTTGGAGAAGGGCACGTTTTACCCTGGCCAAAATATGCCATTCTCTGGCCGAGCATACGCGCTCCCATCCGATCAGCGCGTCTTCACGATGAACCCGAAGACCAAGCAAAAGATGGACGCGCAATATGTCGAAGAGGCGTCAACCTACCTTGACCGCCTACAGCGGGGCGGCATAGAAGACGCAACTCAATATGAGATGAACCTGATCGAAGCATACTTGAGGGGGCTTTAAAAGTTGCGCTCTTGCTCAATTATATCTTCGATGATCTCAACCACGTTTTTCGGCAGATCACCCTCGCGGTCTAGTAGCATAAACGCAAGTGAGTATATTCCGGCGCGAAGCGGATCTGTGAGGTCTAATTCGTTATCTGTATTATTGTCGGTCATAGTGCTATTCTCCCAATTAAACTCTGAACAGTTAACACAGTGTTAGGCAAAGCGCAAGAAGGGCCACAAGATGGACTATGAGATAAACGAAATGGCCTCCGAGCTCGAGGCTGAACTGAACCCAGACGTCATGGACGACCAGGAGTTGCAAGGCATCGTCGGCAACGAGATAGACGACGCAGTCGACTTCATCGACAACTGGATCTCTCCGATCCGCTCCACGGCGACGCAATACTACCGGGGCGACCCGTTTGGCGACGAGGAAGAGGGCCGCAGTCAAGTGGTGAGCATGGACGTACGGGATACCGTACAGGCGATCATCCCGTCTCTGATGCGTATCTTCAACGGGTCCGACCGCACGGTTGAATATGTCCCGCAAAACGCGGAAGACGTGCCGGCGGCAAAGCAGGCCACCGAATACGCGAATTTCATCATCAACCGCGACAACCGCGGCTTCTTGGAAATGCACAGCGCGTTCATGGACGCCCTGGTGCGTAAGGTCGGCATCATCAAGTGCTACTGGGAAGACAAGACAGAGTTTGAGACGATTGAATACACCGGCGTCGACGACAACGCCCTGGCGGCCCTCATGGCCGACCCGGCCGCCGAAGTCGACATCACAGTGAGCACGCCCATGGGTGAGCCGCAGATCGACCCCATGAGTGGTCAGATCATCCCGCCGCCCATGGCCCACGACCTGCGCGTGACCTACACGCATCCCGACGGCCGTGTGAAGGTTGAGGCGCTTCCGCCGGAGGAGTTCTTGATCTCGCGCGAAGCGAAATCTGTAGAGGACGCCGACTACGTTGCGCACCGCCGCATCGTCACCGTGTCCGAGCTTGTAGCTATGGGCTACGATTACGACGACGTGTACAATCTTTCGTCCGACCACGACGACATGGACACCAACGTCGAGCGCAACACGCGCAACCCGGCGCTGACAAACGAGATGAATTCACGCAGCGATCCGGCGATGCGTAAGGTGCTTTACGTTGAGAACTACATCCGCGTGGATTACGACGGAGACGGCATCGCGGAGCTGCGCAAGATCTGCACCGGCGGTGACGGCAACGTCATCCTGAACAACGAGCCCTGCGCGATGGCGCCATTCGCCACGCTCTGCCCAGATCCCGAGCCGCACGACTTCTTCGGCCTGAGCATTTTTGACGCTGTGGCTGACATCCAGCGGATCAAGTCAGTCGTCATGCGTAACTCCCTGGACAGCCTAAGCCTCAGTATTCACCCAAGAATTGCTGTTGTCGAAGGCATGGTGAATATGGACGACGCCATGAACACAGAGATGGGTTCAATCGTCCGCCAGCGCGCCCCAGGCTCAGTCCAGCAGCTGACCGTGCCATTCGTCGGTCAGCAGGCGTTCCCGGTCCTGCAATACATGGACGAGGTTAAGGAGGCCCGCACGGGCATCTCCAAGGCGTCCATGGGCTTAGACGCCGGCGCCCTACAGTCAAGCACTGCGACAGCCGTGGCAGCCACTGTAAGCGCCGCACAGCAGCACATTGAGATGATCGCTAGGGTATTCGCTGAGACGGGCATTAAGCGCCTATACGAGCTTGTCCTGCACAACATCACCACGCACCAAGACAAGGCGCGCATGATCCGACTAAACAACGATTTCGTGGAAATGGACCCCAGAATATGGTCATCTAATATGGACGTCTCAGTTAACGTAGCCTTGGGCCGCGGCACTGACACCGAGCGGATGATGATGCTGCGCCAGATCGGAGAGATGCAGAAGGAAGCCATGTCGACCATGGGGCCACAGAACCCGTTGACCGACATCTCCAAGTTGAGCAACACGCTCAAGGAGATGACGTTGCTGGCCGGCTTCAAGGACACGTCGCAGTTCTGGAGCGATCCGGCGAAGTTCCAGCCGCCACCGCCAGACAACAAGCCCGACATCAACGAGCAGCTGATCCAAGTTCAGATCCAGCAGATCCAGTCGGACATGCAGAAGAAGGCGGCCGAGCTGCAACTGAAGCGCGAGCAGATGATTATGGAAGACGATCGCAAACGCGACGAGCTGGAGGCCGACATCCGCGTCAAAGCCGAAGAGCTGAAGGCCAAGTACGGCACGCAGCTTGACGTCGCCCAAATCCGGGCTGACATGGCGATCAACCGCGAAGTGATGAAGGCCCAGGCTGACATAATCACGGAGGCCGCGCGTGAAGACTAAGCAGCAGATCATCACAGACGGCAAGCAGGCAGAGCGCCTGCTCGCCGACACGGATTTGCTTCGGTTTCTTGAGGAAGCCGAGGCGGATTGCTGGACGCAGTTCAAGGCAACTGGCCCCAGTGACACCGACAGCCGCGAGGCTGTTTACATGAAGTTGCGCGGAATTGACATGGTCCGCCAGTCGCTGCGCAGCATGGTTGATAACGCTACTATTGAAATGAAGATGAAAAAGTAGCATAATGGAGAAGTAAGAGATGTCAGACAACAGCACCCCGCAAGGGACTGACCTGTACAGCGCTCAGAATGCAATCAGAAGTATGCTCGCGCCCCAAGAGGATAACGTGACGACAGATGATGCGCTTGAGGCAGAAGCCGCGCAAGTGGATGACGCCGAAATGCCGGATGGCCAAGAGGAAGAGTATGAGGCGCAAGCTGACAACTCTCCCGTTGAGGGGTCTGAAAGCGATCTGGACGACGAAGACGACGATGACGGCGACCAATATGGATCTCTTGATTTGTCCACGACCATTGAGGTCGATGGCGAAGAGATAACCATTGAGGAGCTGCGCAGCGGACACCTTCGGCAGAAAGACTACACGCGAAAAACTCAAGAGCTCGCCGAAAACCGAAAGGCTATGGAAGCGCAGTATCAGGAGATTGAGCGTGAGCGTGCTGAATATGCGCAACTTCTGCCAGCAATGGCGGAGCGCATTCAACAGGCAGCGGAACAGGAGCCGGACTGGGACACTCTGTATGACACAGACCCCGTGATGGCAGCGAAGGCAGAACGCCAGTGGCGGAAGGAGCAGGAGGGGCGCGTTGCGCAACTTCAGGCCGTCCAAGCTGAGCAGCAACGGATGCAACAGATTGAAGCGCAGAAGCAGCAGCAGATGCAGCAATCGTATTTGGAGCAGCAGCGTCATATATTGCCTGACATCATACCCGAGTGGCGTGACAAGAAAGTCGCGGCCACGGAAGCAACCCAGATACGGGACTTCCTCCTCGGCGAAGGTTTCAGCGAGCAAGACGTGAGCGGGATGTCAAATGCAACGCTTGTGAAATTAGCGAGGAAGGCGATGTTATATGATCGTGGAGAAACGCGGGCCAACGAGGTTAAAGCTAAACCTAAAAAGCCGCGCGCCAAGATATTGAAGTCGGGTTCCAGAGCGTCACAGCCTAAACGCACCTCAGCAGCACAGGAAGCGCAGAACCGCGCACGGAAAACTGGTCGCGTCAACGACGCCGCGGCCGCAATCAAAGCCTTGCTATAGGAGCATAAACTATGACTATCATTGCAAACACCTTTACGTCTTTTGACGCCAAGGGTATCCGCGAAGAGCTGGCAAATGTCATCTCGAACATCGCCCCAGAGGAAACCCCATTCACATCCAACGTCGGTTCCGAAAATGTGTCCAACACATTCTTCGAGTGGCAGTTGGATGACTTGTCCAGTGTTGACGTCACTCCAGTAATTGACGGCGACGATGTTGCATCATTTGACGCAACCACCGCCACAGTCCGCGTGGGTAACTACACGCAGATCCGTCGTCGTTCAATGGTTATCGCTGACAACCTTGGCTTCCAAGATCTTGCCGGCCGTAACGACGAAGTCGCGTATCAGCTTGCCAAGCGTGGTAAAGAAATCAAGCGCGACTTGGAAACAATCTACACAGGCAACACAGCCCGTTCCGCCGGCTCAGCTTCCGCTGGTCGCGTAACTGCTGGCCTGGGTGCGTGGATTTCAACCAACGTCAACAAAGCTGGCGACGGCACCAACCCAACTGCGGTTGACGGTTCCGACGCCCGTAA